GGAACCTTTTTCAAGCCTGTTGAATTTTTATGCACATAATGGCTGAAATTCCCACTTCGCTTCGCGCTGCCGGAGCCTATTAAGCATACATAAAGGCTGATTGAAACGTCAGAAATATGGCGAGAATAAACAAAAAAAAGTCAGAAAAAGAGCAGCGCGAGCAGATGGCGCGCGTCGTTCAGGCGGCCTGGGAGGGGCGGCTGGCGTGGGTGGACAAAATCATCCGCCGGGCTGGATATACCCGTGGCGACACGAAGGCCGTGCCAACCCGGGTCGTCGGGAAGCTCTACCGGGTCACGGCTCGGGCGGTCGGGATGTGGCACGCGAAAAGCGGTTGCCCACGAAACTCAGACAGCACGACCTACGACCTGGCCGCCGTGATCGAATGGCACGAAGGATGGAAAATCGACACGCTCAATCACCAAAGCGCAATCGAAGAGGGGGCCCCAGGCATAGAGCGCCTGCGGTTGGCCAAGGCCGCCCGCGAAGAGATCGCCCTGGAGCGGGACCGGGGCAGGCTGATCGCCCGTGAGGATGTTCACCAGGCCCTGGGCCGCCTGGCGACGATCCTGCGAGGTGCCGGGGAGGGCTTAGGCCGGCAATATGGCGCCGACGCCCAAGGTGTGCTTGACGAGGCGCTGGCGGATTTCACGGCTGAAGCGCGGAACTCATTCAGGAAGGCAGGAAAATAAATGTCAACACCCGTGACACCACCGCTGATCGAAGAGCTCGATCATTTCGTCGCCAGGTCGCGCGCGCCGCGTCTTCGCAGCATGCGCCAATTCGCCGAGGAAGAGATTGTCCTGCCCAATGGCCCATTCGCCGGGCGGCGGTTCAGCGTCCAGCGGCAGCCGTACACGGGCCTGTTCCTGGACGCGGTGGACTCGGGCCAGTGGAACCGGATTTTCATAACCGGGCCGACGCAATCAGGGAAAACGCTGATCGGTTCGGTCTTGCCGGTGCTGTATCACCTGTTCGAAGTTGGCGAAACGGTGATTTTCGGCCTGCCCGACATGGACATGGCCGGGGATAAATGGGCGCTGGATATATTGCCGGTCATTGAGCGGACGAAATACCGCGAGTTGTTGCCGCGCAAGGGGGGAGGGAGCCGGGGCGCCCTTGCAGGCCGGTTGCTTTTTTCCAACGGCGCGGCGCTCAAATTCATGTCAGGCGGGGGCGGCGATAAATCGCGCGCGGGGTTCTCGGCGCGGGTGCTGGTGTTGACCGAGGTTGACGGCATGGACACGGCCGGGGGCGGCTCGCGTGAAGCGGATAAGATCGCGCAAATGGAGGCGCGGACAAGGGCCTTTGGCGACCGCAAGCGGGTTTACGGCGAATGCACGGTCTCGATTGTCGAGGGCCGCACATGGCAGGAATACACCAAAGGCACGCGCAGCCGGATCGTGTTGCCCTGCCCGATCTGCGGGGCATGGGTCACGCCCGAGCGCGAACATCTGCTGGGCTGGCGTGAAGCCGAAACGGCGCTGGCGGCTGAGAAGGACACGGCGTTTTTCTGCCCAGGATGTGGGGCGGCCTGGGGCGAGGGGAACCGGGCCAGCGCGAACATGGGGGCGCGGCTGATCCACCAGGGCCAGGAGATCGGCGGTAGTGGCGAAATCGGTGGAGCCCTGCCCGAGACGCGGACGCTGGGGTTCCGGTGGAGCGCGGTCAATAACTTGTTTGTGACGGCCGGGGACATCGGCGCCGAGGAATGGCGGGCCGAGAGGTCCGGGGATCAGGACAACGCCGAAAAAGAGATGAGCCAATTCGTTTGGGCGACGCCGTATAGCCCGGCGATTGAGGAGATGCGGCCGCTGGACAGCCGCGTTTTGCTCGAGCGCCAGGGGGGAGGCAAGCGCGGAGAGGTCCCGGCGTGGGCTCGCTGGGCAACGGTCGGTTGCGACATCGGCATGCGGATGTGTCACTGGATACTGATCGCCTGGGGCGAGGGGGCGCGTGGGCATGTGGTTGACTACGGTGTGATCGAGGTGGCCAGCGATGAGATGGGCGTGGAGCGGGCGCTCATGGCGGCGCTTCGCACGTTCCGGGATGAGGCGATCCTGCCGGGCTGGCCTGGTGGCGCCACCGGCCGCATGCGCCCGTCGTTCTCGGTATTCGATTCGCGCTATGAGGGGGCGGTCGTCCGGGCGTTCTGCAAAGAATCCGGCGCGGGGTTTTTCCCAACGATCGGTTTCGGCGCGACGCAAGGCCACGGCCAGACCCGGTCCTATCATCATCCGCGATCGCGCGGCCGGGCGGTGCTTCAGATCGGCGGGGGCTATCACATCGTAAGGACGGCGCCGGACTTCGTGAAGGTCATCAATGTGAACGCGGATCACTGGAAAAGCTGGGTTCATAACCGGCTCATGGCGGCGGCGGACGCGGCCGATGCGCTGACGCTGTTCCAGGTCCTGCACAGCCGGGATCACCTGGCGCTCATCAAGCACTTGACGGCCGAACGGCAGACGCAGGAGTTCATTGCCGGGCGGGGGCTGGTAACGCGCTGGGAGCAGGTAAGCCGGAACAATCACTGGTTCGATGCGGCGGCGCTGGCGTCGATGGCGGGCCATCTGGCGGGCGTGCGGCTGATCGGAACGGAACCGGTGAAGGGGACGACAGAAAAAAAGCAATGGTTCAATCGGAAGGCCAAGCCATGACAATCACCGAATGCCCGAAATGCGGGTGCAACGACATTAAGAAAGTCGCGTCCTTCATGCAATGGGGAAAGAAACGGGAACGCTTGCAGTGCGGCCACTGCGGGAAAATCTTCAGTGGGGCGAGCCCCGAAGTGCCCGTTGAAGCCGTCGAATATATTCGCGTCCGATGCCCCTATTGCAATTCAGTGGAGACCCGCGTATATAAAACGCTCAGACCAGTAAGATATCACAAGTGCAGCTCCTGCCAAAGAACCTTCAAGTCAGTTGAACCTTGCGAATCAGTAGCAGCCCCACCTAATAAATAAAGTTAATATTTACCAGAATCTGGTATTGGCTCCCTGCCCTTGCAGGGGGCTTTTATTTTATATTTAAGCCATGAGCGGACGAGCAACAACCATCAACGACAAAATAGACTCGGCAATTACCGCTCAGGAGTCCGGCGATTATACCTCAGCGATTGCCTATCTGTTATCCGCCAAAATGTTAATCGCCGGTCTTCCCGATTCAGGGCATGGCGACAATACGCTCAAGTGGCGCGGCGGGGAAATCGACGCGATGCTCTTCGAGCTTAGGAAAATGAAAGCCGCCTCCACGGGGATTCAATACCAAAAGGTTGAATACACAAGGCCGGGCACAAGTTGATCCCAATCATTAAAAAAGCGAAGTCCTGGTTCGGCCAGCGCAAGGTGAAGATCGCATATAACGGTTTTCAAAAGCGTTCGCGCTGGGATGCGGCCAGCACTGACCGGCTGAATAAGGGCCACTGGTCGAAAGCTGGCGGCGCGGCCGATCCTATTACCAATTCAATGGTGGGCTCGCTTTCGGCAATTCAGCAGCGGTGCGTCTACGAAATATCCAACAATCCCATGGTTGACGGGGTTGTTGAAACCTGGGCGACCGATCTAGTCGGAACCGGCCCGAATATGCAATGCCAATCATCGAACGACACCTTCAATATCGATATCGAAAAGGTCTGGCGTGAATGGTGGGCCGCTCCGGATGTCACCGGCCGCCTGTCTGGCGCGGCAATGCTCCGGATGTGGGCGCGCCTGCTGTGGCCATACGGCGAATTTACCGCTCAGATTGTGACGGATGCCAAGGCGAAGGGCCGGATCAAGACGCGCGTCTACTCTATCCACCCGCGCAGGCTATCCACGCCGATCTCAATGATAATGCAAGGGAGTGTTTTACTCGGAATCGAGGCCGACAAGTTCGGCCGTCCCATCAAATACTATTTTCAGCGAGAAAAAAACGTGTATGGCGGCGTGATGAAAGAGATGGAGTGGGACCCAATTCCTGCCGCCGATATAATTCACCATTTCAAATCAAGTGAACCCGATCAGGTTCGCGGGTTTCCGTTACTTGCGTCGGCGCTCAACTCAATCTCCGAGCTCCGGGATTATGATTCGCAGGTCATGGACGCGGCGCGGGCGGCGGCCGATAAGGAATTCTTTTTGTTTGCAAGAGGATCGGACGTTGACACGTTCGCCCTGGACGATCCGGAGACGCTTGAAGTTGAGCGGCGCACGATTAAAACGCTCCCGCCTGGCTGGGAGCCGTTTGAATCCAATCCGGGGCAACCGGCGGCGCAATATGTCGAATACCGGCACGAACGGATCCGCGAGATCGGCCGCCCCGTCAACATGCCGCTCATGACGGTTCTGCTCGATTCATCAAACCACAACTATTCATCGGCCAGGTTCGACGGCCAGAACTACCAGCGCGGCCTGATTACCGAGCGCACGGGGATCGATCATTCGACGCTCAACAAGCTGGCCGACACCGTAACGCGTGAAGCCGAGCTTTCCATGGGGATGGTCCGGCCCAATGACGCGCATTTCGTCTGGACCTGGCCGCCCATGCCACACGTTGACCCGAGCAAAGAGGCCAAGGCCGACAACCAAAGGCTTAAAGATTTCGTCACCAGCCGGACGCGCGTTTGCGCGGCGCTGGGTGTTGATTTCGAAACGCTCGTTGGGGAACTCAAGCGCGAAAAAGTCCTGCTCGTCGAGGCGGGTTTGACCGCGCAGGAAATCGACGCGGCTATCGCAAAGGAAGGGGCGAAGAATGCCAGCAAAAATTAAAAAAACAACCGAGCTTTATATCCGATCCGTGACATTGCGGGCCGGGACCATTGATGAGCCGGGGCGCAGCGTCGAGGCCGTTTTCTCGACCGAGGCACCTGCCCGCGTTTACGACTGGCGCTCGGGCCGCGTCGTTAATGAGGTGCTCATTGCTGAGGGTTGCCGGTTTGGCAATGACGTTCGGATGCTGGACAACCATTGGCGGAGCAGCGTCAAAAACGTGCTCGGCAGCGGCACCAATATCCGCGTCGCCGGTAACGAGGTGATCGGACGCCTCGTTTTCGCTGACGACGACGGCGACGCCGAAAACGCATGGAAAAAGGTCCGCCAGAACCACATCAAGGACGTTTCGGTTGGCTATATGCCGACCGTGTCGATCGACATCGAACCGGGCAAAAGCGCGGACGTGGGCGGGCGGACATTCGACGGCGGAACCGACGGCCTGCGCGTCACAACTGAGTGGGAATTGCACGAGATTTCGCTGACGCCGATGGGCGCCGATCCTAACGCGAAAATCCGTGAGGAATATAACCCCGTGCCAGCCGGTGCGGAGGCAGAAAAAACGGAGGTGCACAGCACCATGAATGAAAAACTGCGAGCCGCTCTGACGGCGCTGGGCCTTCGCGCCAATGCCGACGAGGCTCTGGCGTGGGGTTTTTACAACGCGCTGGACGGCGAACAAAAACGCAAGGCTGACGAGGTCATGGGCGACAGCAAGCCGCCCGCGAAATCCGAACCGGCTCCCGGGCCGACACGTTCCGCTCCCGGGCCGGTCGCGGTCCTTGAGCCGATCGCGGCTCCCAAGCCGATCGACGCTGGCGAAGCGGCCCGGCAAGCGGTGGCCGATGAGCGCAAACGCGCAGCGGATATCCGCGCGCTCGCTGGCGACGATGTTCCGAGCGAGACCGTCGATCGGGCGGTCACTGAAGGCTGGGACGTAAACCGGGCCAGCCGGGAGTTTCTCGGTTCGATCCGTGAGGCCAAAACCGGGCAGGTCCCGACCGGGGTCGGCGTCCACGTCGCGCCGGACGCGACCCGTGATGCGTTGGCCTCCGGCTTGGCGCAGCGGGTCGGCATAGACCTGATCGATCCGAAAGCGCCCGAGGCGAAGCGCAAGGAACAGGAGCAATCCATGGAATTGGGGAACCAGTTCCGCGACATGTCCTTGTTCGACATTTGCCGGGCGGCCAACGCCCTGTCCGGCGCCAAGGACCCGAGGACCGGCACCCGGCCTCATACTCGGGGTGAGCACATCCGCGCGGCCGTTTCCGGGTCGGCCCTGACCAACATTTTCACCACGGGTGTGGATGCCAAACTCATGCAGGCCTACCTGGAAGCACCGGACACGACCGGGCTTTTCGTCCGCGAGGTCGATGTCGCGGACTTCAAAACGAACGAGCGGATCGGTTTCGGGAAATCCGGGGCCTTACAGAAACTCGCTCGCGGCAACGAGGCGAAGCACGCCGCGTTCTCCGACGAGAAA